CCTCTAATGATGGATGGTGGCATGTTCTTGTCGAATGCTTTGTGATCACCTGCTCCGATGTTATTGACACCATGAGCTACTAAATAATAATACAAATCATCCCATTGTTCAGAATAACAGTTCATACCAACCGCGCACTCAGTTAGGAAATTGTTCTCCCGAACGCATTTTGTTAACTGTAGAAAATGCTTGCGAACTACTATTGAAAATGCTACTGAACTCGCTGTGAAGACTCTGGTGGCTCCAGAAACATACTTCTTATGTTTCACTGGTTCATCCTTCAAAGCACCCTGGAAAACCACATGAGCGCGCTCACCCAATGCATATGCTTCTTCAATACGGGCGATCTCCAAAGCAAGCACATCATCAGGTTCATGGAATTCTCCAGTGAAGTGAAAGTATTGGCGCTTCACACCAGGAAATCCAAATCCTCCTGAGGTACTCATAGGAAGGGATTTTAGGTAAGAATCACCATGCACTCCGTTAATAGCGACACACACATCTACGGAACCACTGTCATTTAACCAATCTAAACTAGGAGTAGTATCCTTTACATAAGCATCAACAGCTTTAAGAACAATCTCGTCGTCGTAATGAGGTGTAATTTTCCCAACGTCATTGGCTGCTATAGTAAAAGGATTCCTCCACTCTCCATCCTCACACTTTGGTGCCATCAATGGAGGACACAAAGGGTTAGTATAGTGAAAAACATCGCAAAACTCTTTGCAAATCAAAGATTCGCGAGTGTGAGAAGAGCTTGAAGAACGCTTGGCAAACGATCCAAGAATCACGGCTTGTGATCCTGGAGTAACCCAACAATGAATACCCTTGTGATGTGGTGGTAACAATGGCCCAGTAAACTGGTTTTCACCATAATTAACAAGAGCAGCCTCGCCTGCTAGTGCCATGGGAGAAGTGATATCGGTATCAGGTAACAATGTCTGACTCAGTTGTGTGCAAATAATGCGTCGTGAGGGATTCTGAGCATTAGCTCCGGCACACTGCATGCCGGAGATAAAAAGACCCTTGCTGCTACGTGAAATAATAATGGAGCCACAGTCACCCAACACTGGCTTTCTATCATCACGAACACCATCGAGGAATTCACCAGTAATTGTTTCATAGCGACTACTATATGATATTTTACGTATTCCATCTGTTACCACTTCGCCGATCTCAAAAAGACCTCCTGGTTGCATTGTAATGATCTTGCATATTCTACCAACATTGTCCCTTTCAACAGGCAGATACTTGTGAAGGTGTCTACGGGGCCGGATGCTGGTTGTCCTAAAAATAACGAGATCATTAGGTAAACGCGTAATACTAGACTCCACCATAGTGAATGCTTGTGTTGACGACACATTGGCATAGGACTCACCATAATCAACTACGCATCTATATTTGGCTGAGGACGGAAATATGTGCTGAACAGTGACGTAAGTGCTAGGCCCCAACCCAATAGCACAAGCAGTAGATTTTCTACCATCCGCATCGACTGATATCCTAAACATAGACCGCTTAATAGTATTTACTATGGCAAGGTCATTACCCGGATTAGCGCATTGCGGAACGCGGAAAAAATCTTGATCCGACTCGTCGGTACTCCAGATATCG